CGGTGGGCGCGGAGGCGATGATGATCCGGCCGCCGACATAATTCGTCGTACGCGCTTCGGCGAGCGTCACCGGATCGCCTTCACCGGGAATCGGTTCCATCTTGTCGACTTCATCGATGAGCACCGTATGTGCCGGCGCGGACGCGAGCTCCGTCGGCGAGCCCGCCCAGGCGAGACGCAAGCTAATGCCGCCAATGAGCTTCGAGAGCTTGCGTGCGCGTCTGCTCGTGTCGGTCTTCTCCCACAGCGATGGTGCGCTTCTGAGCATCGACATGACCTGCGGCTCGATCATGCCGTCGACCATGGATTTGGTCGGACCGATATAGAGCATCGGCACCGGATCGTCATCGAGCCGCTGGCCGATCACGTTCAAGAGGCCGCCCGTCTTGCCCATCTGCACCGCCATGACCACGATCACGCGGCGAAAGCGTTCGAGCGCCGCGAAAATCGGCACGCAGTAAGGCGTGCGGCTACTTCGCCACGGTCCGGGTTCCGGCGTTCCCGGCGGAAGGACTCGCACCTGATCCGCCCACTGGGCCGGCGTTCGCTTGGGCTTCGGCCTTAGCATTCGCACGGCTATCAGCCACACGTCGTCCATGACTGACGAGCGTGCCAAGCTGATCTGCAAATTGGTGGTGGATGAGTTTGATTTCTTCCTCGATTTTGTCTTGCGTTGCTTCATCGGCTCCTACGCGTTTGGCAAGTGCGCTGTATGCCTGATTGTGAAAGGCGATGGCGCTTTGGATCTGCTCGCGCACGATCGAGATCAGCACCACCTCGCCGCGGGCCTTGAGCATCGCCATCTCGCCGCGCTCGCGATTCATAGCGGCGAGCTTCGTGCGCTCGGCCATCAAGGAGGAGATGCTTCCCGTCGAATCATCCCCGGTTGCTTTGCCTCTCAAAGCTGTTTGCAGATGGCGGATATACCACATCATGCACGCGCCCAAGTTGTACTCGCCTCGCCTGATCCTCGGCAGCGGATTTTGTTCGAGCTGTGCGAGCTGCTGCACGCGTCGCGTCGTCACGTTGAGCGCTTGCGCCACTTGCTCGATGCTCGCGTGGGCCATTTGCGGATGATCCTTAAATGCAGCTCGAATCCTGACGCATCAGCATGCTGCCAAGTCGCCAGGATCGCCGTAGGTTGAGGTTCGGTTGTGCGTCGCGATTTTATCCTAGCGCAAATGCGGATGATCCGCGACAACGAGCTTGTCAATAGCGTTTTCCCGCTTTATTTCCGTCCCAATTGCGAATCATCCTTGGTAACTCCCTTGACGGCTCTCCGAGTATGAGAAAATGCGCGTAGGCCCTGCGCTGTGCAGAGAGCCGCTTACCAGCTCGATCAAAACATCGAGCGAGGAGACTTTCAAGTGACCACGACCATACGACCCTCTCAACTGAGAGCATTACTTGCGAAGACGATTCCCGCGCATGAGCCCGTGCTCATCTCGGGAGCCCCTGGGGTGGGCAAAAGCGACATCGTCACTCAAGCCTGCGCAGAGGCAAACGCCGACTGTCTGATCATGCATCCCGTCGTGTCAGATCCGACCGACTTCAAGGGTCTCCCCTGGGTGACTGACGGCGGGGCGACGTTTCTCCCGTTCGAGGAGCTGCAGCAGCTCATCAGCGCTAACAAGTTGACGGCATGTTTTCTCGACGATCTGGGGCAGGCGACGCCCGCCGTGCAAGCCGCAGCGATGCAGCTGATCCTTGCGCGACGCGTCAACGGCCACAGCGTCTCCCCGCATGTCGTCTTCTTAGCAGCGACCAATCGACGCAGCGATCGCGCCGGGGTCTCGGGCATCCTCGAACCCGTCAAGTCGAGATTCGCGACGCTTGTCGAGCTTCAAGCGAATCTGAATGATTGGTGTGCGTGGGCAGTGTCCGCGAACATCGCTCCCGAGGTGATCGCGTTCCTGCGCTTTCGCCCCGAGCTACTCTCCGACTTCAAGCCCTCTGCTGACATGACGAATTCCCCGAGCCCCCGCACGTGGAGCGCTGTGTCGCGACTCTTAGCGCTGCAGCTTCCCCCTGACTTGCAAGTGCCGACGATTGAAGGCGCTGTCGGTCCTGGGGCTGCTGTCGAGTTCGTCGCATTCCTTCGAATCTGGGCGCAGATGGTGTCCCCCGATGTCATTCTGACAGCGCCCGACACCGCGCCGATCCCGACCGAGCCTTCAGCGCTTTACGCTGTCTCGACCGCGATCGGGCTGCGCGTCACAGCACCCGCCATGACGCGCTACTGCCGCTACCTCGATCGACTGATCGGGGCCAATCGAGCCGAGTTCGCTGCGTGCAGCATGAAGACTGCCGTTGCGCGTGATTCGAAGCTCGCCAACACGCCGGGGTACATCCAAGCGATGTCCGGTCCGCTGGGGCAACTCATGATTGGATCGCTCGCGGCCGGCGTCTACACGTTCGCAACGGGAGGAAACTAACATGACACAGAAACTCAACGAGCGAGCCATGCTCGCATCCCTGACCATCTCGCGATGGCAGGCGACGAAGACCGATAAGAAGATCACCCGCGAGGTCGCCGACCGTCACGCTGTGAACGAGCGACGCGCGGGCAAGTATCGTAAGTTCGCCATCGACGTCGAGGCCCCGAGCTTCAAAGCGACGAATAGCGCAGCGAGCGCCATTCGTCACGAGCACTACTTCCAGACGCTCCCCTGGGGGCAGGACGGGGCTCGTATCTTGACTGCCGCGAACTTTGAGACCTACAGCGCCAAGATGCGCTCCCTGCGCGCCGACTTCGAGCAAGCGAGCGATGACTTCGCGAGCGACTATCCGCGATTGTGCGAGAACGCGAAGCGCGAGCTAAATGGGATGTGGGACGCGAGCGATTACCCGCGCGACATCCGCCGCAAGTTCGCCATTGAGCTGTCGATCATGCCGCTGCCCGACGCAGCCGACTTTCGCGCAGCGCTTTCTGATGACGCTGTGAGCACGATCCGCTCAAGCATCGAGGCCGAGCTTGCCAAGACGACAGCGCTAGCGATGCGCGATCCGTACGAACGGCTCTACCAGCACATCGAGCGCATGACCAACGCGCTCAAGGACCCGAAAGGGATTTTCCGCGATTCGCTCGTGTCGGGGCTCGATGAGCTGTGCCGCTTGCTGCCGCGTTTGAATCTCACGAGCGATCCGAAGCTCGATGAGCTGACAGCAAAGGCCCAGGGGCTCATTCAGGGGATCGACGCGCAGCAGCTGAGGGAAGTGCCCGCGATTCGTGCGAGCGTCGCCCAGCGTGCGAGCGAGATTCAAGACGCCATGGCCGCGTTCATGGGGGCAGCGTCATGAAGAAACAGAACGAAGTTCAGAAACGACTCAGCGCCGCGCGCACGGCGCTGGTCCTCGATCATCCCTTCTTTGGGGCACTCGCGCTCAAGCTCGATCCTGTCGAGTGCGGGGACGAGACGACCGAGACGATGGCAACCGACGGGCGCAAGCTGTTCTACAACCCCATCTTTGTCACGACGATGAGCGATGTTGAACTGGTGGGCCTCTACGCGCACGAAGTCCTGCACCCTGCGATGCAACACCATACGCGACGCGAGGGACGCGACCATGATTTGTGGAACGAAGCAGCCGACTATGCAATCAATCCGCTGATCCTCGACGCGGGGCTGTCGCTCCCTGAAGGGGCGTTGCTCGATGCCGCCTACCAGGGGCTGAGCGCTGAGCAGATTTATCAGCGACTCTTGACGAAGCAGAAGCAAGACGGCGGGCAGGGGCAACCGGGGGGCCAGGGGCAGAGTAAGAAAAAGCAGCCGGGGGAGGTGCTCGACGCACCCGAGCCCGCGAGCGATGCCGCCGAGTGGCAGGTCGCCGTTAAGCAGGCAGCGCAAGCCGCCAAGATGATGGGGAGTCTCCCTGGGTCCTTCGCGAGCGTGATCGAGCGCGAGACAGCGCCCAAAGTCGATTGGAAGGCCGAGCTGCGCAAGTTCGTGCAGCTTACTGCCGCCGCCGACTACAGCTGGAAGATGCCTAATCGCCGTTATATCGCCGGGGGCTTGTACATGCCCGAGATCAAGAGCGAGTCCATGCCGCCGCTCGTGCTCGTGCTCGATACCTCTGCGTCAACTTCCGATGTGCGCGCGACGTTTACTGCTGAAGTGTCAGCGATCGCTGATGAGTGTCAGCCCGAGCGCGTCTACATCATCCACTGCGACGCGCGCGTGCATCACGTGGAAATCTTCGAGCGCGGGGAGCCCGTGCTGATCACCGAGTTCCACGGAAACGGGGGCACGAGCTTCATCCCGCCTTTCGAGTATCTCGACGCTGAGCAGATCGAGCCCGCCGCGCTGATCTATTTGACTGACCTAGAGGGGCGATTCCCTGACGCGCCGAGCTATCCCGTGCTGTGGGCCTCGACAACCGACGCTGTCGCCCCGTTCGGGGACACGCTGCTGATCGAGGGGGGCGCATGAGCGCCCCCGCCGAGGTGACACGATGGGGATCGTTACTGCGCGGCCTTAGTCGTGATCGGGCGCACGAAGCTGCGCGCTGTCGTGATCGATGACTGTGGGGTGCGCGTCATCTGCGAGAGCAAAGACACACAGCGCTATTGTGCGCCGCTCACGTTCAAGGGCGAGCCGTACCCCATCGCTCGCTTCGTCAAGCATTTGCGCCGCGTCGGTCGAGCGCGCGGCATCACCGCAGCTGCCAATCAGCTGCTCAAGGAGGCC